ACTTAGCTTCTGGTATGGTCGTGAACTGATGTATGCCGGACAACATGCAGAAGCAGTGGTTGAACTCACTAGGTATCTGGATCTGGAAACCAGCAGATGGCCCATTGAACGATCCGAAGCCATGCTCTACATCAGCAGGATGAGTGACAGCCGCAAGCTAGAATATCTGCAGCGTGCGCTGATCTGTAGTCCAGAGAGGCGCCAGGTCTGGTTGGAGCTAGCACGTTATTATTACAACAATCAAGATTGGCATGGCCTGCTGTGGGCAGCAGGATCTGGCATGGACAAGAGCAGGCGAGACTACAGCTATCTAGACAACGCAGATGCTTGGGGTAACCAGCTGCTGGACTTTGGTAGCATAGCTGCTGGCAATCTAGGATGGTACAGCAAGGCAGCACTTTGGTGCCAGCAGGCTCTGGACCAAAATCCCAATGATGATAGGTTAAAAAGCAATCTGCAGTGGATGCAGGACAAGATGAAGGAACAGGCGTGATGCGCATAGCTATATACGGACCAACCAAGAACCAAGTGCATCATGTGCAGGCATGGTACGAAAGCTGCAAGGATGCTGATGCGATCTGCATCGCTGACACGGGCAGCACGGATGGCACCAAAGAAAAGATGCTGGAACTGGGCGTACAGGTTACTGATGTGCGCATCATACCTTGGCGATTTGACGATGCGTTCAACACTGCCATGTACCTAGTACCAGCTGATATAGACGTGTGTATACGGCTTGATACTGACGAAAGACTGACTCCGGGTTGGCGCGACAAGCTGGAAGCAGCATGGAAGCCTGAGACCACCAGGCTGCGCTATCCTTACATCTGGAACTGGAATCCAGATGGCTCGCCTGGTCGCAAGTGGTATGGTGATCGCATACACAAGCGTGCTGGTTATCGCTGGATGGGTGCCACTCACGAAGGGCTGATCAGCCGCTTGCCTGAGATACACACCTTCACTGACGATTTCGAGATACATCACTTCCCGGATCCCAAGAGCAAGAGCGGCGATCTCAGCTTGCTAGAAGAAAGCGCGAGAGAATGGCCGCATGACGCACGCATCAAAGCCTACCTAGGCCGAGAATATGCCTACCAAAAGATCTGGGACAAGTGCGCAGCTACCTACAAGGAATTCCTTGGCATGAGCTACGACACCGTTGAACGCTGCCAAGCACTGACCACGCTGGCACAAGCTGAACCTGAGAACAAGGTGTTCTGGCTCAAGCAGGCAGCCTATGAAGTACCAACGCATCGCGAACCATTAGTAGCATTAGCACAGCATTACTATGAAGCAGCAGATTGGAAGAACTGCTATGACTACGCCAAGAAGACGCTGACCATAACCAAGCATCCCATGGATTATACCTGCACGCCAGAGGCATGGGGTTGGCAACCGCATGATCTACTAAGCATAGCTGCTTGGAACCTCAAGCTGTATGAGGAATCTCTGGAGCATGCCAAGCTGGCCTTAGACAAGCTGCCCGGCGATGTTAGATTGACCAGCAACCTCAAATTGATACAAGATTTCATTGATAAGAATCTTGGTAAGAAGTAATCACTAAATATCACCATGAGGCTGATTGATCTAGAAAACTGCGGACCTATACGGCTGGCTGAAGATACTTCGAGCTTTGCGTTCGTGTCAGAGGCGGGTGGTGCAGGCCGCGTGGTCAAGGGTGTCAACACCACACCAGACGTTGGTGTGAACGAGATACCAAGGCAGGCCAAGAAGTTCAAGATCAAAGTAAATCGAGATGGCTATCCGCCAGTTGCTCGCACCGACGGCAAGATCCCCAAACTCTAGTCAAGGCAAGAGGTGGGACCAGCCCACCTCTGTTTTCTCGATATCAGATGCGGCTACGACGGCTAGCAGCTTTGGCATCTTCCTCGGTATCTTCAACCGCAATAGGAACCCAGCGCTGCGGGATCGGTAACCCACTCTTGCGATAGTAGTCTAAGTCAGCTTCGGGATCATCAACCTGTGTCCAGACCACCCACTTCTTGTCTGCTGCACGTTGCTTGATATCGTGTTTCTTTTCCATTTCTGGTTTCTCTTAATGCTATTATAGGGTTACCGGAACAGCCCGGCTCTGCAGTTTAGCAGCAACTGGCGCAGCTGCCAAATTTATTGTGATTTACTCTAAACGCCCTTGTATTCTAGCACAAGGATTAACATTGTCAACCAAGCTAAATATCTTGTCGGTCACGATGTTGACGCATCCACCGACTCTAACAGTTTATGAGGAACTATCAGCAATGCGTATTTACAGACTTTACGTGAAGACCCACAAAACTACTGGGCTGAAATATCTTGGTCAAACAACTAAAAAAGATCCATATTCATATCCTGGTTCTGGAAAATTATGGAAAAGACATCTCAAAAAACATGGATATGACTATGATACCGAAATCCTTCATGAATGTAAAACTAAGCAAGAATTAGAAGAAAAAGGTTTGTACTATAGCGATCTTTGGAATGTTGTAGCAAGCAAAGAGTGGGCTAATCTAAAACCAGAAACAGGAGATGGTGGTGACATGTCTATGTGCGAGGCATATATTACAGGCATGTCTAACAGAGATATTAGCGGAGCCAAAAATCCTAGATACAATGTTCCTGTCACCGAAGAGACACGTATAAAGATGAGTAATGCAAAAAAAGGTAAAATGCCGGCAAATTTAGATGCATTTACTAAATCGGCAAAAGACCATGTTTGGTATTACAACCCACTTACAGGTGAACAACGATTGATTAAAAAAGACACAATAATACCCGATGGATTTACAAAAGGAAATATCAAAACGTTAATTGACAATACTGTCAACCCGCGTAAACCTACTCCTGTTCATTGCGTTGAACTCGATATGGATTTTCCCACTCTTAAAAGTGCTGCTCAGTTTGTGAATCTAAAATGTACCAGGGACATTGTTGATTCTATTATAGGACGTAACCAACGAAAAACTGCCGCAGGCTATCATTGGCAGTTTTTGCTTAAGGATTGATCAGCTCTTCCAGAACTCTTCCACAGGGAACACAATCCAAATCGGATCCTCAGCCTTGTTGATCTCCATAGCAGCATAATCTACTTTGGTTTCGCTAGCGAGGTTGTTTACCAACACGGCAAAACGAACGTTGTTGTGCCACACATGGTCCCAATTTGGATTATCAGGTAAGCAAGTGCTGCGCCAATCTTGCTTGATCCATTCCAGTGTGGCGCCCGTATCGTTGATGTCGTCAACAATTAGAATCTTTTTAGGCGGATTGCCTTCTGTGGGGAATTTCTCATCATAACCAAAAGCATCCTCGGCCATCCACCAGTTGCTTTCATTCTCGCTGCCATCGTCGCGTAAACTGACCTTAAGCGTGTGACAAGGCACATTAAACCAATGACTTAGCAGCACTGCCGGCAGCAGCCCGCCCCGCGTTAGTCCAACTACATAATCTGGCCGCCAACCATCTGTCGTGATCTGCTGAGCTATTGATAATACTTGTGAATTTACATCTGCGTAGCTGAGATAACGCTTGTTGATCATTGGCATGTGTCCTCGTTATCATGCCAGTATAGCAGATTTAGCTTATGCGTCAACCGCTAATATGAGATGATGATCGCCGTCGCTGATGGTAACGTGATCATCTGCGCAATCTACCCAGTATGCGGTGCCCAGCATCTTCTGGAGTGCTATGCTTTCACGCAGCACCGGGCTACCTATGTTCAGCCCAAACACTGGCATCTTGGCATGATCGCCTTGCTTGTAGCCAGTTATCTTATATACTCGCTGCCGACCTGCGTCAGTGATTCGCAACCATTCGCCGCGCACTTCCACGTTTTCTACCAAGCTGTTAGCAAAAAACGATCCTATGCTTTCTGCTGTGGCAGCAGGTTCTGCGACCGTTGCGGGTTCTCCCTCTGTTCTAGCTGCTGGTTCGCTAACCGTAGCCTGCGGTTCGGCTTTTTCCTTGCCGGGTTCGTCCTTGACTTCGACCTTGTCTTGGTCAAGATTAACATGCTTGCGAATGTTATCTTCGGTTAGATCAAATAGCTTGTCTTCTGGCACACCATAGGGATGGAACTGCCACTTCTTGGTATTGGTTAGATTGCTGACCTGTTCGCACATCTGGACTATGCGAGTTGGTAATTCCTCGTTGCGAGTCATCTCTACGAACACTAGATAATAACCATCATCAGTTGGCGCAGGGCTGACTTCTGTGTCCAGAGGACGTATGCTGCTCTTTTCTACGAATATGCTGAGGTCCACAGCTGGATCTTGATCTATCACGTAGAAACCGACCACGACAACACGGCGATCGTCAATCTTGCTCTCGAACTCGTCAATGCTGATCATTGGCACCACGAGATGCTCTAGTGCATGGCGGGTGAGACCTTCGCGTAATTTGCTCATTGCTGTTTCACTGCCTTCTCGGCGTCAATGCCCTCGGCTTCAGCATCGTCAACGGTATCAACATCAACTTCTTCTTCGTATTGATCCATGACTTCCTTGTCTAGATTGCGCACAAACTTGCGTGGTATCAGCATGTCGATCAACCAGATCTTGACCTTCTTCATCTTTGGTTTCTTGGTGCCTGGTTGATAGTCGCTCTCGCTCTTTACCTTGATCGGAACTTCTTCCTCAGCAAGCTTGTAATTTATTTTAGTACCATGCTGCAGTAGACGCAAACCGCCTTCGGGATCTGGCATCTTCTTGTAGGGATACTTGAGAGTGATCTTGATCCAATATGGCTTGGTAAATGGCCCTGCGACCACTTCACCTTGGATCCAGTTCTTGTAAACATAGAGATTGTTGCTGTCGAGATAGTTCTCGATGTCTACTAGGATGTCAGTTAGGTCCTCACTGTCTGTGATCCTATTGACTGCGTCCTGTGCTGATTTGTTATCGTGTTGA